AATTCCCTTCGAATTGAACTCGCTCACGATTGGTATGTAAACAGCCATTAGCCGAGTGTCCTGTTCACCTGGTTGAGTACTTGCTCAATGGCTTGCAAAATGTCTTTGGTGGCTTGGCCATAGATGTATTCACGCTCACGCCACATGCCACGCTGGGCAGGGCCGTAAGCATTGGTGAGGTATGCAGAGAATTGGCCAGAGTCGCCACGCAACCCTGCCATGTCAAAGATTGCACCGGCAGCGTCTTTTTGTAGCAAGGTCACAAGAGGCGATGAGCCACGCTGGCTACGGCCACCCACCTGAATGGTTACGCCCTTGCGCACTTTCTTAGGGTCATAGGAGAGCCTGCCAGCGGTCTTACGGCCAGGAGCCATACCAGAGAGCGGGGCTTTGTCCGGGTAGGTGGCTGAGACTCGATTAACCATCTCAGAGCCTGAGGCCTTGATTTTGTTTACGGCTTGAAACTTGGTTTTAGAGTCAAGTTTATTGAGCTCAGCCAGCGCCGCCTTTAGGCCGTAAATTTCTGTGCTGGCGCTTACGCTCATTTGGTTTTCTTCCTTGACTCATTAATAATACTAATGCAGGTATTCAAGTCGGGAATGTCAAAGGGGATGTCAGGCGGCCAATACCCGCACTCAACTAGCAGAGATGCTAGGGAATGTCGGTAAGTGCCGCCTCGGTAGGGTTTTCATCCTCCTGGTCAATCACCTCGAGTGACACCAGTTGCTTAATGAAGTCATCCAGCATAAGAGGGATGCCATGAATACCGGCAAGCTTGGCGGCCTCGTGAGCCATGAAGGCTAAGTCCTCCATGCCGATACCATCGGCCAGCTGTGAGGCTTTGCGCTTGTACTTGCGTTCCCAGTTGACAATTACCATGAGGTTTGTCTTGACAACTGCTGGGCCGTTGCCCAGGTCTATCTGCATTGTTAGCTGCATTGTCGGCTGCTTTCTTTTTGGGGTTTAAGGCGCTGTGATGTCGCGCGTAACAGTTCCACCCTGGAAGGTGGCCTCAATCAGGCTGAGCTCACCGTAGGTGCCGTTAATTGGCTGGAAGGATGCGAGAAAAGCATTAATTACCGTGTACTCAGGGTTGCTGGCGGATTCGGTAGCGCCTGCAGGTGAGATGGTGATTTCTGTAGTTCCATCGCCGAGCAAGTCCCAGAGGGTGGCTTCCACAGAAGATGCGCCATAGGAGGCGTACATCGTGAGCACTACTTCGACCGATTGAAGGCCCTTGACGAACACATGGCCTGCATCTCCAAAGCTGGTGCTTTCCAATGCGTCAAAGCCCACAGTGATTGCCGCTGCAGAAGTTAGCGAGGTTACATCAACCTTCGCCCCGCCAGTGGTTGGCGCCAGGTTTACTGTTGGATTCGTGAGGTATGTAGTTGAGCTGGTAGCCATGTTTTAACTCCTAGGTATTAGGTGAGTCGGGGCACCTGTGCTGTGTAGATTATTGCAGATTTTAACGGTCTTTGTGTGCATCACAGATTCTGTGCTTGCATTCTGATACTGAGGTCATAGGCAGGGAACTCTTGGCCACCAATCGAAGCAAGCGCTGGGGTTCCACTGTTCACGGCCACATTCTTGCCTAGCAATGCAGCTGAGATAGCGAGCAATGGGCGCAGAGTGTCTAAGTTGCCTGGGCCTATGCCGATAACGCGAACAGGAAAAGTCATAGTGACAATGTGGTTATTCAGCGCTTCGAAGGATGGCGCATCAATGAAAACGCAGTTGCTGTTCAGGTTCCTAGGGTCTGTTACAACTCTGAGCCCTGTGATGGTTGCCAGCGTGGTTGCTAGGTCATCTATGGCTTCGTTAAAAAGGTCTGTGTAGCTCACGCCTGGGCCTCCTGGCCCTGGGCCTGCGCCACCGCCTGGGCCTGCACCATCTCCACCGCTCATGCCACTTGCGGGCGGTCAATGCCTAGAAGCTGCTTAACCATCGGCGTAAATGCGTTAGTAGTTATGGCTTGTCCCATTGAGTCAAAGCTTGCAAATTGGTCAATGCTGCCACGCTGTCTGTAATACGCCCCGGCAAGCATGATGGTGCCAAGGGTGACATCTCCAGAGGGAGAAGTAGCGAGCGCGTCAAAGTAGCCCGCCTCTTGCCTGCGCCGATAGGCAACCTGGCAACCTGCAGAAACGCACTGGGCTAAGAATGTGCTCTCATCGGCCGTAGGGCTCGTAAGGCCGAGCCACAGCTGTACTTGCGCACTGGTCACCCATGTACAAGTTTGCGTGTACACAAGCGAGCCTGGCGGGATTGCAGCGCCACGCTCTAAGTCTGCGTCAGCGTCATAAAACATGACCTGATTAGGGAAAGGCTGATTGGCATCTAAAAGAATGTTGCCTTCAGTGTCTGTACCTGTGTAGAGGTACTGGGGCAGGGCGTAAACAGTGTGCGTACCGTTTAGCCCATGCCCTAACCCGCTAAGGGTGATGGATTCACCAATAGCAATATCCGTGTTCTCCAGTGTCTGAATAACTGCGTAGTTATCCAAACGCTGGTGAAAAATAACGCTGTAGGTAGCCATAGCGGTAACCCGCCTTTCCGACTAAGCCTGTGTGATTTTGCGAATCATGCCTGGGATTGCAGCAAAGGTGCTGGCATACCCGTGGAAACTCATATTGCGGCCCAAAACTGCAGGCTGTTCTACGCTCATCAATCCGCGGATGGATTCGTAGTACTCGAAAGCATCGCCTTGGCCTTGGCCTACGCGAGTGACAATCATTGTCTTTGCAGCAAAGTTGCTGTCTACGACAAGTTGCAAGCCCAGAGGGTTTCCGTTCCATGAGGTCGCATTGAGCGAGCCCGCAGCGTTTTGACCTGACAAGCCATTTGCAATGAGCGGGAAAATTGCTCTGCCCGTTGAATCCACGAGCTGGCCGAGCTGTGACCATACATCGACACTGACAAAAAGATGGGTAGGCAACCAGTTACGGCCGCTCGAGATGTCATTTGCCGAGTCAAAGATTGACTTGTAAAGGTCAGCTACTGTGCCATCCCATACGCCCGATGAAGTTGCAGCGGTAAGGAGATTGTCTGCACAGAGGTTGTCCGATGCAATCATGTACTCGCCCATAAGGTCATTGAGGATGAGCTGCATTGCTGCAGGATTCGTGAAGTCAATGTCTTGCTGGGAAAGCGTGACCTGGCCAGCAAGTGTGGTCTTGCTTACGCTGTTGGAAGCAATCACCATTGTGGTTGCTGAAGTAGCGGCCAATTCGTTTGCCTGTGCAGCAACGCTCGTGTGAGTGGTGATGGTTGGGCGGATGAAAGTCTTTTGCTGGCCGTTGTCTGGGTAAGCGCGAGCGCCCACTGCTTCGACTACCGGGCGCAGGAAGTTCAGGTCTTGTACGAGAGGGCCGAGCACTACGGTGCTAAGGAGGCCCAAAGTGTCAGTGGTAAGCACATCGCCAGCGGCGGCCTGCAATGGTGTGCGCTTTGAAGCTGTGTAATCAGCTACTGCCTTGTTCATGTTTGCGAATGTGTCGCCGCCAATGTGGAAAGCGGCCATGAATTCGCCAGCTGTAGGCAAAACAAAATCACGCTTTGCAGCTGCAAATACTGGGGCTGTAGGGATAGCTGCTGCTTCCACTACTTCTGGTGCTGGTGTCTTTTCCATGTCCTCTGTCTCCTCAACTTCGGTTGTATCTGGATTATTGTCTAGATTGTCGGGGTTTTGGTGGATACTCGCCATAACTTTTTCAATGGTAGCACCCGCAAACGCTGGCTGGGGCACGAGGCTGAGCTCTTGCCACTCGGCAGCCGTAATGACCATGACGCCGTTTTCGTCATAGGTAAATTCTGTAGCGCTAATTCCTACAGAGACTGAATCGAGTACGCCATCTGTGGCGAGCGTTAAAGCTTCATCACCTGCAGCAGTGCTGGAGATACGAGCTTCAAAAAGCATGCCTTCTGGCGTGTCTTGGCGGGCGGTCACAAGGCCTACTGGCTGGGTACTGTCGTGGTACATGTAGAGCTTTGGATTCTTGCCATCTTCAGGCAGTGAGCCTGGGGCAAGCATAATTTCTGTGCCATCACTTACGCGGGCAACGACATTGTAAGGCGCTGCAATACCGGTGAGGGTGCGCCGTGGCGTACCGTCTGGCGCTGCTGCATCGATTGAAATAGAGCTGGCGTTAAAGCGAATCACGCTAATTCCTCCTGTGTGTTTTCTTCTGGCATGTCGGGGCTGTCCATTTTGTCGGCAATTTCATTTTCTACTAAGAACTTTTCAGTATCAAACTCAACATAGGTACCACGAGGCAAAACATTATTTTGACTCAATGTGGATGCTATGCAAGAGGCGTAGGCCTGAACTCCAAAAATATAAAGGTCAGCCCTTGCCTGCTCTGAGCTCTGATATGAATAAGCGCCAGTGCTTACGCCCACCAAATAAGGCGGCACATTTGTAAGCCTTGCGCATTCCAGAGCCTGATAGTTAGCGGCATCAATGAGAAGCATCTTGTCAGGGGTTGCCGTTGTCTCTGTGTAGCTCAGGAACTCATTTAAAGCGGCAGTCTGGTTGGTTGCTCGTGCGGCATTAAAAGCGCTTGCTAAATCTGCAAGCTCCTGGGCGCTCAAAGGCTCGCCACCAGTTTGCTTCAATACGCCTGCTGGAATAGAGCTTTCAGCATTGCGATAGCGCGCAGCCTCAAGCTTTAGCGCTGTTGCTACGGTCTGCTCAGACATATAAATAATGCCCTGAATAGGGCTCAAAAATTGCACTAGGTCTTTCGGGTCAATCATATTTCCCAGAAAGAAAACTTCTTTTGAAGGTGCGTACCACACTGGGCCCGCCTGGTCAGTGGTTGTTACTGAGCCTGCAGGGATGCGCGTAAATGATGCTGGAAAGCCATCTTGGGTCCTAGATGTAATTACCCAGAAGGCGCGCCCAAAGTGGAAAAGGTCGTCAAAAGTCCACGCCATTAAGAAATCGTATGTAACTGATGGGTCAGGCTGGCGCAGCCAGGAGCGAGGCGCCAGGTATTCCTTTTCCATTTCTTTTTCGGAATCATTCCAGCGCTCGTTATACAT